TATGGTGAGCATTTCAATCGTGTCGTTATTGATGCGATGCTTATGGGTGTTGTTCCTATTGCTCGTAATCTTGGCGTTTCTAACAACGAAAAAGGTGAGGGGTTTCTCAAACCAGGAAAAAACTATCTAATGATTCCTTGGGATGCAACGCCAAAACAGTTTGGTGATCTCTGTAATAAATTCTTAGCAATGCAGCCATTCGATTATGGCAAAATTGTTGCAAATAACTGGGAATTCGTAAAACAGTTTGACCGTAAAACAATTGCTTCACAATATCTCGGACTAGCGTTTGGTCTTGAGGGTGTGAAGATTGGTAAGTATGATCATTCACTAAATGATACAGTTGATTCAGTTTGGAGTGGTCACTTTAAATTCAATGAAAAACTGAACGTAGTCAGCACGTTAGAAGATCTTTTCGGTTGACTATATAGATAGTGGTTGAATTTTATACTCTGGAGTTAATATGAAATTAGAAGTTAAAGTAGAAGAATTACGCAAAAATAAATTGTTTGTCGCCACTCCAATGTATGGTGGTATGGCTCACGGCATGTATGTAAAATCTTGCTTAGATCTACAAACAATTTGTAATCAATACGGCATCGATGTTAGATTCTCATTCATTTTCAATGAATCATTGATTACAAGAGCACGTAATTATTTGGTAGACGAATTTCTTCGATCTGGGCATACACATCTATTGTTCCTAGACGCAGATATTCATTTTGATCCACGTGATGTTATTGCACTTCTTGCACTGGATAAGGACGTTGTCGGTGGTCCATATCCTAAAAAGTCCATCAAATGGAGTGCAATTAAAGAAGCAGTGAAGCGTAATTCTGAGATTGATGCAGGTGAACTAGAAAAAGTTGCTGGTGACTTTGTGTTCAATCCAGCACCAGGCACTGAAAAGTTCTCTGTTGCTGAGCCAATTGAGGTTCTTGAAATCGGAACTGGTTTCATGATGGTCAAACGTGAAGTATTTGATAAGTTTAAAGATGCTTATCCGCAACTTCGCTATAAGCCAGACCATGTTGGTCAAGCCAACTTCGATGGCTCGCGATATATTCACGCATACTTTGATACAGTAATTGACAGCAAGGAAAACGGTGGCTTCGGCTCAGATCGTTACTTGTCTGAAGACTACATGTTCTGCCAGTGGTGGCGTCGTCTGGGTGGTCAAATTTGGCTCTGTCCTTGGATGCGTACTCATCACGTTGGAACTTATGCATTCACTGGTGATATGCCAGCCGTTGCTAATTTTGTGGGATCTCTATAATATAGTATGATTGTAGGTCTTGTTGGCTTCATTGGGGCAGGGAAAGGCACAGTCGCAGATCTCTTGGTCGAACGACATAACTTTTTCAAAGAAAGTTTTGCGAATAGTGTGAAAGATTCTTGCGCTGCTGTATTCGGTTGGGATCGTGCCATGCTTGAGGGAGACACTCCAGAATCTCGAGCATGGCGCGAACAACCTGATCAATGGTGGTCTGACAAATTTGGTAAAGAATTCTCACCAAGACTCGCATTACAATTAATGGGCACAGAGGCAGGTCGTGATGTATTTCACCCCGACCTTTGGGTTCATACTGTGCTACGTCGCTGCGAACAAGCACCATACAACAATTATGTTATTGCTGATGTGAGATTCCCAAATGAAATCAACGCTATTAAAGATTCTGGGGGAGTTGTTATTCGTGTTCGTCGTGGTGATGATCCTGAGTGGTATACTCTTGCTAGAGAGTGCAATGTATACAATAAGTTAGATATAATGCGTAATGCGTATCCAGAAGTTCATTATTCAGAGTGGGCTTGGATTGGTGCACATTATGACATAGTGATGGACAATAATTGTTCATTAGATGAGTTGAAAATAAGAGTTGACAAAATCGTTGATTCTTTGTATAATAATCATGTTGAAGCAAATGAGGTTCTAAATTATGAAACTTTCTGAGTCTACTGTGAACGTGCTAAAGAATTTCTCTGGTATCAATCAGAGTCTGCAATTTAAATCAGGCAATATTCTTCGCACCATCTCCCCAATGAAAACTGTTTATGTTGAGGCTACGGTCAACGAAAACTTCTCGAAGGAGTTTGCGTTGTTTGATCTCAATAAACTTCTTGCCAAGATCTCTCTGTACAAAGATGCAGAGTTGGACTTCAGCGATGACCGTGTTGTGATTGCAACGCAAGACAAGAAGCGTTCCGATTATATCAAGTATTGCACTGCCAAGGTTATTGTAACACCACCAGAAAAGCAGATTACTCTCGGTAGTGTTGACTGTTCTTTCGCGCTGACGCAAGAAGATCTTGAGTGGATGCGTAAGAGCGCAGGTATTTCTGGCTCACCGAACTTTGTGTTTGAGTCAGATGGTGAGAAGATCTATTTCATCGCAACTGACGTGAAGGATGATTCTTCTGATCAATCTAAGATTGAAATTGGTGTTAGCGATAAAGCCTTCCGCGTAGTCATGAAAGTTGAAAATTTCAAGATGATGGACGGTTCCTACGATGTTGAGGTTTCTCGTCGTGGTATGGCTTGCTTCTCTAATAAAAACGCAAGCATCAAATACTTCATCGCGATTGAGGCTGCTAACTCTACCTTCGGAGAAGAATAATGGCAATTGATAAAGTAAAGGTTTTGGGATGCCTTCAAGAAATCTCAAACTCACTCACTCGCATCGAGGCTGAGCGAGATCTTATCAAAGAGATTCTTCAGAAGATGCAAGATGAATGTGAGATCCCCAAGAAGTTGTCTCGTAAACTGGCGAAAGTTTACCACAAGCGTAACTATGAGGAAGAAGTTGCAGAGCAGAGCGACTTCCAAACCATTTACGAAAACGTGGCTAAATAAGTCTATTGGGGTGCAATACTCTAGATTGACGGCACTATCCGCCAGACTGCTCGCCGTGGGAACTCACCGTCCCCACCCCATCTTCTCTTTGTGGAGTTTATATTATGGAACGAAGAAAATTCTTTAAATTCCTTGGTCTGAGTACAGCCGCTGCAGCAGGTGGTGCTGTTACTGCTGCATCTTTAGTTGCTTCAGGTAGAAAAACTGATGCAGTAAAACAAATTGAAGATCTCGGTTATTCTTCACTTACTATTAATCAACTGTATGGTAAAGAAAAAATGAGACTTTCTTCCGACTACACTTTAGGTATCGGAACAACTGCACCAGAAAAAAAATTAAAAACAGTAAGTGTTTCTATGACTGCTGGTCCTGATGGCGAATTATATTTGAAAACAAATGGTAAGTGGCGTAAAATAGTCACTGAATAATTGTTATGAGGTTTTATTATGATGGATGCATTGTGGGTCGAAAAGTATCGACCGAAAACTATTGCGGAGTGTATTCTTCCTGACGAATACAAAAGCACCTTTCAATCCTATGTAGATCGCAAGGAGATTCCTCATCTCCTTCTCTGCGGAACCGCTGGCGTTGGTAAGACTACGGTCGCCAAAGCAATGTGTGAAGAAATTGGCTGTGACTATTTGATGATCAACGGCTCTGATGAGTCAGGAATTGACACATTCAGAATGAAGATTAAGAACTATGCGAGTTCTATGTCTTTGACTGGTAGCAAGAAAGTTATCATCATCGACGAAGCAGATTATCTGAATCCAAACTCAACTCAGCCAGCGATGCGTGCTGCGATGGAAGAGTTTGCGCATAACTGTACCTTTATCATGACTTGTAATTTCAAGAACCGTATCATTGAGCCTTTACACTCACGATGCGCAGTGATTGAGTTTAAACTCCGCAAGGAAGAAAAGCCAAAGATGGCAGCAGCATTTATGAAGCGTGCTGCTGAGATTCTTAAGGCAGAAAAGGTGCCGTTTGAGACTGCGATTCTTGCTGAAGTTGTTAAAAAATACTTTCCTGACTATCGTCGAGTTCTAAATGAACTACAGCGTTATTCAGTTAGCAACAAGATCGACGCAGGTATTCTAACCAATCTTGCTGATGTATCTATTGGTGAACTTGTGATTGCGCTGCGAGATCAAAACTTCAGTGCGATGCGTAAGTGGGTTGCTGACAATGGTACAGATGATCCTGCGGTGTTGTATCGTAAGATCTATAACAGTCTTTATGACATTATGGATAAGTCTACGATTCCGAATGCAGTTATCATCCTAGCCAAGTATCAATATCAGTCAGCATTTGTTGCTGATCAGGAACTGAATCTTACTGCGTGTTTGACTGAACTTATGGTGGAGTGCAAGTTCAATGGATAAGAACCATAAAAACACCATCGCAAACGCAGAGAATGCTAGTATAGGTTCTCTCTACGAAAAACAGTTTAAAGAAACTGGATTGCAAGAATTATTTCCTGGTGCAATCTATATTGGTCAATTTAAAAATACTGTGATTGGTTCTAGAGTAGAACACATGTTTGAACACGAAGGAACAATATATGTTGCAGACTGTAAAGGGGGAGATGGATTAAGTAGAAGAGATACTTGTTTAGATGTAGTAGCAGAAGCGTCTGAATTTTTAGATTGGAAGGAAACAAATGCCCCTACGCAAGATTATAAATTTATCATAGTAACAACACACCCTCCAACTGAAGATTCTACAGTATCGATTAACAGATTACAATTGGCTAAAAGAAGACACAAATTACATGCTGTATATGTTTGGAACCCTGAAACACAAGAACCAAATAACTTGTTAGAGTTTTTTCATGGCTGATTTATTCAAAGAAATAATTCCGTCTATTCTACAGACGAAAGAATATGCTCTGCTAAATGAGCAGGACGAGAAGTCATACTCCAGTTTTATGGTTAATCGCGCATTGTCTTTTCACAGGGACACGGCATTAATAGCGAACGAAATGAACCGCTATCCTAATCTGGACAATAAACTTAAATATGATTTTTTACTAAATATTGTAAGAGCCTCCAAGCGTCCATATAGCAAATGGTACAAGAAGGCGAAGAGCGTTGATTTGGATGTGATTAAAGAATATTATGGTTATTCTGATGCTAAAGCATATGAAGCCTTAAAGATTTTTTCTGACGACCAGATCGCGATTATCAAAAAAGAATTATATAAAGGATGATTGAACATGGTCGACAAACTCGTAGAGGTCACATTAGAAAAGCAAGATGACTTCCTAAAAGTGCGTGAGACTCTTACTCGCATTGGTGTTGCTGCAAAGAAAGACAACATTCTCTATCAGTCTTGCCATATCCTACATAAACAAGGTAAGTATTACATCGTTCACTTCAAAGAACTCTTTGAACTCGATGGTAAGCCAAGTAATATGAGCGACAACGATATGCAGCGTCGCAATACTATTGCCAATTTAATGGCTGAATGGGGTCTTGTAAAACTCGTTGACCCAGTAAAGACAAAGGATAATGTTGCTCCATTGTCTCAGATTAAGATTCTCCCATTTAAAGATAAAGCAGATTGGCAGTTGGTTTCCAAATATACTATCGGTAAGAAAAAGAAAGAGGGATAATTTGTGAATACATTATGCGTATATAAACTTCGTGATGATCTAGAAATACCAACATACGGCACCTCGCTCTCGAACTGTTTTGATCTGTCGTTTCAACCAACAACTGATCAAGTAACTGGTTATGATAAGTATAACAATCCAATTACTCAGAAGATAAACAACTTCGGAGAGATCTCGATTTATCCAGGAGATCGCCTGTTAATTCCTACAGGCTTGATCTTTAAAATTGAAAGAAGAGTCACAATAGAAAACTTCGCAGACATTATGGCTCAGTCGACGTTGCCTTCGTTGCAGACGTATAGCATAAGACTACACCCAAGATCTGGTTTATCTCTTAAGAGAGGTCTGGTACTGGCTAACGCAGAAGGTATTGTAGATGTTGATTACCAAGAGCAAGTTTATGTGCTCCTGACAAATATTTCTCAAATGGGACAAGTTCTTAAGAAAGGAGAACGAATTGCTCAGGCTGAGGTAGTCAGTAATGAGAAAGTAGAATTTATTGTTTTAACACAGCCACCTGATAGGCACTCTGAGCGATCTGGCGGATTTGGTTCAACTGGCGTATAAATAATGATGGATGCCCATATGGGGTCCACAACTATAAACTTGCTTATTAAAGGAGTACAAAAATGACACTTACGTCAACATCAGTCTTTAATTATGATCGCTATTTGCCTACTGCGCTCGGCTTCGAGAATTTCTTTACTGCTCTCGACAACGCCACGCATATTCTAAACTCTAATCCTAGTGCGTTCCCACCTGTAAATGTAATCAAGAAGGACGAATATAATTTCGCCATCGAACTTGCAGTTGCAGGTTACAAGCAGGAAGAGATTGAAATTGTAGCCGAAAAGAATTCTCTAAAGGTTACAGGCAAACACGCTGATAAAGATGAACGCGAGTATCTTGTTAAGGGAATTGCTGGTCGTGGATTCGCGCGCCAGTTTGTTCTTTCTGACACAGTAGTCGTGCGTGATGCTACGATGGCAGATGGCATTCTAACTATTGAATTAGAGAATGTCATTCCTGAGGAGCAAAAGCCTCGTAAGATTTTAATTAAGTAATTATTGAGATAACTATAGTATGATTCGTGATGAACTATCGTGGGATGAATTGTTTATCTTACAGGCTGCTCTAATCTCTCAAAAGAGCAAGGATCCGTCGACAAAGGTGGGGTGTGTAATCGTCAATGATGATAACGTCATCTTGTCGACTGGATTCAATGGCTTTCCAAGAGGCATTGAAGAAGATTGGAAAGATCGCTGGAAGCGTCCAGAAAAGTATCACTGGGTTGAACATGCTGAGCGAAACGCAATCTTCAATGCTGCTCGCGTTGGTGTTTCACTCAACAACTCACGCGCATATCTAAACTGGGAACCAAAGCCATGCGCTGATTGCACACGCGCATTGATTCAGGCTGGCATAAAGGAAGTCATCGGACCAAACCGACCATTCACAGGTAAGGGTGCAGGCAAGCATTACTCAATAGACCACGCCGAAGTTATGCTCCGTGAAGCAGGAGTCCGTGTACGCCGATTTGACCTCCCCCCAGAACTAGGCTACCCCCCAGAATAGGACCGCTGCAATAGGATTGCAGGAGGTTCCAGGGATTGTGCAAGTTATTGATTCTATTAGAGTTTTTACCACTTTACTTTTCGACCGAAATCGGCGATAATAATAGTATGGAAATGCGAAATGAAATCAAAGTAGGTGACGTCGTCAAGTCTCTTGACTTCGTTGGTGTCAATGACTGTTTTTATGTCGGTCTCGTGACCGAAATCCTCAACGACGGTCGATTCCGCGCCAAGGCAATCAAGCGTGTGTGGAAGGGCGAGGCTGATAAGCGTCCTCTTGCTGACGAGTTCTTCGCTCCGCTTCCTGGCTATGATTTCTTCGACGACATGGCTGAATGGAAGGATGCTGCTCCTCGCATCCAGGTGGTTGCATGAGCGAGAACAATACATTGGCTGTTGAGGCTGCGAATCTTGTCTCAAACGTTGATCAATTGATGATTCACGAGATTCTCTATGAGGCTGATTCAAGCACGATTTATTCTGCTGCTGAACGTCTTGAGCGTGCGCGCAACATCCTGCTCACGCTGGGTGATCGTGTGTATCGCGAAGAGCGCAAGTCTCATACGTATGACATTATTGAAGGAGTGCCGTTCTAATGGGATACTTTGCTAATTTAGAGATTGATGTCATCGAGATGTTTCGCGAAGATGGCATGAAGGAAACTGAAATTGCTGCTTCTCTTGGAATTTCAGTGGTCGAAGTCCACAATATAATTGCTCGATGGGAAGCGGAAGATTATGATCGTGACCCTGACACCGTGAGTTACGATGACCTACAGTTTGATCCGAACGATGCTGACTACAATGCGGAGCATTACTAATGAGCGATGTAATGACAGAAAGCAAAATCTTTGAACTTTGCGTCAAAATGCAACGTCTTGGATATGCAGTTGTGATATTCACCCCAGAAGAGTTGCGCGGTGCCAATCCCGAACATGTTCAAGACCGTTTGGTTGAACTTGGTTGGGAGGTGATTAATGATGTCGCTGAAGATATTGAAACTGAACGATTGGTGAAACCTTCTGAAGAAGATTGGAACTGGAGCATCAAGTAATGGATGCGCATTGGTTCGGTGTCATTTGCTTTCTTTGCGGATTAATTTCAGGTATACTAGTCTGTATCCCAGCCAAACGAAAGGGTCGATACTATTATGATAAGTGAATACCGTCGTTCAGTGCTTGCATCAAAAGCAAGAGTCTTATTCGATACTAATAACAGAAAACATATGCTTGATTTTGCTCGATTTGTCAAGTATAATAGTTGGAGAGATGGTTGCTCTTATTTTCTTGAGGATCCGTACACTGATATTCCTACGATGATTCGAGCAAAAATTGCTGATCATACTTTGTCTAAACTTGTGGAGAAAGTCTAATGGATATTATTGCGCTAATCTTGTTTGCGATAATTCTTTTGATGTCTGTTTCTTTAGTTTATGTTCAATATCAGATTCGTCGTATGCGTAATGCGCTGCGCGAAGCATCTAAAATTTGTGAGGACGCAGTGAATTCTCTGCGCAATGGTGGTGTATGAGTAATGGTGACTTTGAGGTTATGCCTCGTGGTACAATGGAAGAGATTCGTGTACTGCGAAAGTTTGCAAACGAAATGATTGCATTAAGTTCAATTCATGATATGCCTGTGCCACACGAGATGCTCGCAAAGATTAATGATGTTTCGCGATTCTATAGTGGTCATGTAGAGAAGTATCCTGTATGATGATTTATTGCGCTGCGCGTTTCAAACCCAAAAAGAAACGCAAGCCAAAAGGTGTGATTGCGACCAAGTATCGCAAGTCAACAGCCATTCTTGGTGTTGAGAAGTTGCCGAGTCTTTCTTATGGTCCACGAGTTGGTGCAGAAGATGCGCGCAATCTTCAGTCTCTGAAGACCACAGTGTCATACACTGATCGTCGAGAATCGATGAAGTATACTGGCACTCTTGTCAAAGGTATTGCTACGATGCATAAATCAAACGCTGTGCCTGTGATTGATGAAGAACAGATGAAGGATATATCAAGGATGAGGAGAGGATGATAGAAAGGATTCTCTGCCTAATTAATATACATAAATGGGAAGGGCTGTGGCGACCAAGTCGCTGCAGTTATTACCCATTTGATATTCTAGTGCATAAAAAATGCACTAGATGCGGAAAAATTATTATTCCTGAGGAGAAATGAAATGCCTGCAAAAACTGGAACAAAGGGACATGGAAAAGGTCGTGCTAAACTTGGATCAAAGAAACGTCAGGCGCGTCGAAAGAAATCGTGACAAAGATAAATTCAATTACACCCAAGTATGATATTACTTGGTATGTAAAGTGGGCTGCCAGTATCATTGTTTTGATTGGCATCACTATTCGAGCAAGTGGAGTTACGCAACTTCAGTGGCTAGATATTGTATGCAGTTGGATCGGTGCTGTTGGTTGGTTCTATGTTGGATTTAAGTGGAATGATCGTGCGCTGATGGTTCTCAATGGAGTCATCGGCGTTATCTTATTTGCTGGAATATTGAGAGTGATTTTTCTATGAAGATTTCAATTGGAAAATATCCTCGAAAGGGTGAACAAAAGAAATCCATTCGCATTGACCCATGGGACACATGGTCTATGGATCACACTCTTGCTGACATCATTCTTCCGATGCTCAAGCAATTGCGCAAGACTCAACATGGCGCACCGTGCACCGATGATGAAGACGCACCTGAACATCTTCGTTCAACTGCTGCCAAACCCAAGAAGAACGAATGGGATGTGGACGAGTTTCACTTCAAGCGTTGGGACTGGATCATGAAAGAAATGATCTGGACTTTCGCCGAGCATTCAAAAGATCGCGAGCCGAACTTCTGGATCAAGAAGCCCAAACATAAGTGGGTGGATGTTGAAGGACAAGACTGGAAAGAAATGGTCACGACTGACAAAGGCATATATGACGAAGCCAAAGCCAAAGCATATTGGGAACGCAAAAAGAATGGCTTCCGTTTGTTTGGAAAATATTATCAAAATCTTTGGGACTAATGATAAATTCTATCAATACTGATACCATAAAGGATAAGTTTCGCGAAGCAAAACCATTTCAGCATGTAGTCATTGACGACTTCTTCACTTCTCGCCATGCGCAGAAAATTGCAGAAGAGTTTCCTGATCATGACGATCCTGTTTGGACAGTAGCGTATGACAATCCTGTAGAAAAGAAGAAAGCCTGTTCTCATTGGGACAGGTTTTCTCCAAGCATTTATAATGCAGTTTTTTTTCTTTGCGGTGATTACTTCTCAAACATACTACAAAAGATAACTGGAAACCCTGTTATCATTCCAGATGTTGGTCTGCATGGCGGTGGAATGCACTCGCATAACATTGGCGGAAAACTAAACATTCATAAAGATTACTCTTTTCATCCAAAAGTTCCATACATGAGGAACTACAATCTTATCATTTACATGACTCCAGACTGGAATCCAGCGTGGGGCGGTGGACTTGAACTGTGGTCGCACGACGAAGAAACAAATCAACCTAAAGAATGCGTCACCAAGATTGAAAACAAATTTAATCGTGCAGTTCTCTTCAATACTGCACAAAACTCTTGGCATGGATTACCAGAACCACTAACATGCCCAGCGAATGTTTCACGAAGAAGTTTGGCTGTCTATTATCTTAGCAATTTAAAAGTAAATGCTGAGCCAATTAAGCGTGCTTTGTATGCACCATATGGTGATCAGAAGAACGATCCTAGTGTTATTGAATTTTGTAAAAAGAGAAGTAAACTATGAAGATTACAGTAATTACAGCCACAACTGGTGGCGATCGACTCGCTAATTGTATTGAGTCAGTACGCAATCAAACCTACAAAAACTATGAGCACATTGTCGTAGTTGATGGTAAGAATAAATGGCAAGATGCTGATCCAATTTTAAAGGCAGTAGAGTTCCCTAATCCAACTAAAGAACATCTCATAGTTCTTCCATATGCTAGTGGCGCTAATCGATTCAATGGGCATCGTATCTATGGTGCATTTACATTGCTTGCTGATTGTGATTACATCTGCTGGTTAGATGACGACAATGAATTTACACCTAACCATCTAGAAAGCCTTGTCAATGTAATTAAGGAAAAGAATTTAGATTGGGCATATTCCTTGCGGCAAATTATCGACAGTCAAGGAAACTTCATTTGTAATGATGACTGCGAAAATCTTGGTAAATGGAAGTCTGTGCTGAATGACAATTTTGTTGATGTTAATTGCTTCATTGTAAAACGCGAAGTTGCTATTCAACTTGCACCAATCTGGTATCGTCAGGCTAGACCTGACAATGGAATCATGGAAGTTGACCGAGCATTGACTGCAATTTTAATGCACGAAAATAATAAATTAAAGTTTGACACAAATGCCGATTATACGGTAAAATATCGAGTAGGAAGCACAGGCATATCTGTTAGAAAAGAATTCTTTATCGATGGTAATAAGAAGATGCTCGAGAAATATAATGGGAAATTTCCATGGAAAAAGTAAATAGTTATGATGTATTCGATACGCTTATTGCTCGCAGATTTGTTAATAATGATGCGATCCTTTCAGCAATGGAACATCGAATTAATATTTCAAACTTTGTTTTTAATAGAAAACAATCTGATGATGGAACAAAATCTTTATATGAGATATATCGTGATCTAGCAAATAGAGGTATTATTCCATCTGATAAGATCATGGAATATTATAAACTTGAAGTTTCATTAGAAAAACATCAGATATTTGGTATTAAAGAAAACATCGATAAGGTTCAAGATGGCGATCTTTTGATTTCAGATATGTATTTTTCTGGTGCTGATATTCTTGAACTTGTTAGATTTGCTGGTTGCGATAAGCAAATAACAATTTATCAATCAAATTCTGATAAAAGAACTGGTGTATTGTGGGACAAACTAAAAAATACTAATCTCATTAATACCCATCTTGGTGACAATAATGTTTCAGATGTTGAAAACCCTAAACTAAGAAACATTAAAGCAGAGCATTATCCTAATGCTGTTCAATTTACTGGTGTTGAGAATTATCTTTATTCTAAAGGTATGGCTATGCTCGGTAGTCTTGTTAGAGAGATTAGATTAAAATACAATCAGCAAAACATAAAACTTTTTGAACTTTCTAACCAATTAAATCTACCTTGGTTGTTGATTTGTTGTGAGTTGTTATACCGTAAGCACAAAGATAAAAATCTGGTGTTTTTGGGAAGAGACTGCCAACTTTTGTATAAAGTATATAATTCGTTCTACGAAAATGCATATTATTTGCCCTTCTCTAGAAAAATTGCATATACCCAACCAAATGAATCAGTTGGGTATTTAAAAACGCATCTGCCGCCTGACTATGTTCTTGTTGATATTTCAAGCACTGGCGCAACATGGGAAAAGATATGTTCTATCTACCCATTTGAAGTTGAGATATTGATTTATTCGGATATGTTTAAATACACTAAAGAAAAACCGAATTTACCTAAAACCTTTTCTTACATGTTTAAGAATAGTGTGATGGGGCAAACAAACGAAATGGTAGAAATACTAAATTGTGGCGATCATGGTGTTATCGAAAGTATTCGAGAACATGGTGGAGTATACACCGCTACATTCGGTGATAATGAGATGAATGCAAAAGATGTTAAGGATATCCATGCACCTATTGAACTTGCAGTTGAAGTCTCTGCGGAATATCGAAATCTTAAGAGGGAATTGTCGGATGTTTCTGACGCAGAATTAAAATTGTTATTTCAGCAGATGATTCTTCGTTTGTGTGAGAACGTATCGCAATTAAATCTAAATGAATACTATCTTAATCAAGAAAAATATATGAGTGGGGTTAAAAATGCACAGAATCATTAATCCATTTGTCTATGACTATGTCAGAGACAATAAAATGCCTAACCCAACTATTCCAGCATGGTTAGATGAAACATACAGCCAAAATTACGAAGATGTTGTTATTTGCCAGATGATTAATGCATATATCCGTCGCAATAATCTACACAGCGCATCTTTTGCATATCTAGAAATTGGTGGCAACCATCCAGTTTGCACTAGCGCATCTTTCCTACTCCAAAAGGTCTACGGCATGAATGGTATAATTGTAGAGCCTGATCCCAAATTAGCTGCAACTCTACGCCAACACAGACCAAATGATTATATTATTGAGGCTGCAGTAGTAGATTCAGACGAAAAAGAACTTGAATTTTTTGTCAGCAGTCAAAATGAATTGTCGACGTTAAGTCAAAATTTTGTTGAAAAAAATCATCTTAATGTTCAGTCTATTAAAGTCAAAACTATCAGAGTGAACGACTTATTAAAAAATTTTAGTAATGTCGATTCATTAATTATGAGTATTGATGTTGAAGGGCTAGATCTTCGAGTTTTGAAGGACATAGACTTCAATTTGTATCGTCCACACATTATTACAATTGAACCAAGTGAGCACATTGTTCCTGGTACAACGAGTGAGATTATTTCTTTTCTCAAGGAAAAAGAATATAGACTTGTTGCTCAAAATTATGTAAATCTTATTTTTGAAGATTTAAGGAAATCTTGATTAGTGAATTTTTAAAGAACACCAGAGTAAATAATATGAAAGCATGTATCGCTTCTTATTTTATGCCAAATATCGACAAAAAAACTGTCGAGTATCAGCGTAAAGTTGTAGAAAAATTTAATCCAAAAAAGATTCAACATATCATGGTTCAGGGGGAATTTCCTCATGGTTTGTTTATGGATTACATATGGACATTAAATGGCGCACCAGTATCAACACTAAAAGGTCAAAACATAAACAAACAATTAGATTGTGATGTTGTGCTATTTTTGGATATTGATTGTGTTCCAGTAAGCGAGAATGCAATAGAAGCATATTTAACTCTTGCTGCTGATGGCGCATTAGTTGGCAATGCTCAACGTTCAGGGCATATTCAAAACGACAATCATTTGTTTGCGGCACCTTCTGCTTTAGCGTTGTCTAAAGAAAACTTTTTAAAAATGGGAAGTCCATCAGCATTAGAAACTTCTCGTGGTGATGTAGCCGAAGAATACACCTATGCTGCTGAGTCATCTGATGTAAAGATTGACTTATATCTCCCAACCAAGTATGATAGAGGTGTATATCGGTATGATTGGGAGCAAGATCGACGTCCATATTGGACTTTGGAAAACGGATTACCAAACTATGGTCTAGGGACAACGTATGGTAATCCAGAAGCAGATCTATTCTGGCATAATTTCCAGATTAGAATTGAAAATCAACAACAAGAGTTCTGGAAAAAGTGTGAGGATCTATTAAATGGCTAATCGTAGTGATTTTTTTAATGCTAAACTTCCGCGTCAATACAAGCGCATTTTAGCAATGGCTGAGACAAATGGTTGGGTTAAGGATGCACATGAACGTGGGCAACTAAAGCGTTCGTTCATTTCTGCTCATAGCAATCATGTTGGCTTTAAACTCAAGCGTCAGTCTATGGATACTGCTGGTGGTGAAGAATAATGCATTCACTCTCAGAACTCCGCGATCTTCTTGTCTCTAAACAGATAGAGATATTAGATTTTAATGGTTGGCAATTAAGAGTTGGTAAAGATACATGGGTTATAATTCACGATACTTTATATTTAAATGGTGAAAAACA